TTTTGAATTTTTTCTACTTCTTCAACAACCTTCGCTTTGACAGCGGCTTCAAAAATGGTTGCTGCTTTAAATTTAAACTCGTCGGAGAATTCTTCTCCTTGTAGAAGTGCTTCGACATCTTGAGTGACATCGATTTTAATTTCTTCTACTTCTTCGGTCTCTTCTTTGACACCGGTTTGTCCAGGTGCGGAACCTTGAAGGGTTGGCATTGCATCTGGAGCACCACCAGTCTTGTTAACCACATTAGAAACTTTCGATGCTTTCGCAGAAACTTTCTTACCTGGGGTTTCTTCAGTACCTGGTGAAGGCTTAGTTAATGGACCACCAAGATCTTCAGCAGAACCAGTCTGACCTGGTACAGTGTTGTCAATCTTTGGCATAGGATCGCCGGCTTTTGCGTTAGCAGTTACCGAAGATTCTTCTAATTCAGTATTGTGTTCGGACATGGTTTCTCCTCGAAGAAAATGGTATTTTCTAATAATATTTATGAAATTTTTAAGTTACGAAGGAAGCTTTCAAATACTTTTAACTTCCTTTCTGTTAAGTCGTTCATGGAAGAAGACTCGATATGGTGTTTGGCTCTCTCAAGATCTGAATGTTGCCAGATTCCATTGTTCCAAACCCACTCTGTTCCTTCCATAATACCCTCAACAAAAGCATCGGGTGCGGAAGGATCTGCTACAATATCTGCAGCAGTAGAGAGCATAAAATCATCTTTAACGATATTAGTATCACCCCTCTTCTCAATAGATCCAAGTCCTCTAGAAGACACGCCTAGTTTTACTCCCTCGTCCAACAAATTCTTCGCGATTTTACCCATTGGGGTTTCTAGAAGTTTTGCTTTACCGATAAAGTTTTTACCTTCAGCGCGTAATGATACGATTTTATGTGATACTCGATCTAAATTGATGGTTGGACCATCAGGATGACCAAGTTCACCCAAGGCCCTACCTCTTTGAATGTAGCCTTCGTTATACTTGGAAACTTCACGGTTTAGAGTATCGAAAGGATACATCCTACCATTACGGTTTCTAATATCGGATTGAAGGAAGACTCCCTCAATAAAGTGACTTTTCTTACCGCTAGATTCTTCGGTAATAAACTCAACGTCTACAATTTCTTCGGAGATAAGTTTCATTGTTCTGCTGTTTCTTCTGGTTCTTGATTTTCAGGTTCTTCATTATCAACAGATGCCTCGGGAGTTTCACTCTCGGGACTACTTTCTGTATCCTGATCAGGATCAAAAAAGTGTTTCGCAATTTCTACTTTGCGAGCTTGTAATTGCTCAGAACTTTTTCCGTAAAGAGCATCATAAATTCTTTCATTAGCATTGAAATTATCTTTGCTTAGAATCGCGTCAACAATTTCTTTTGATACAGTAGTCATAATAATACTCAACCTACTCTTTTATTTATCAAATGTTTCCTTTGTTATAATCTGAAGACGAGATTGCAGCAGCAAAAGAACTATCTAAATCACCTCCGCCACCACTATTTTCCGCACCTCCTTCCGCTGGGGGAAGTTGTCCACCAGACTCATCACCCATCATTGCCATTGGATCTTGAATAATTCCAAGTGATTTTTCTTTCTCGATTTGAATATCCATCTCTTCAATTTCTTCATCAGTAAAGTGAAGAACTTGTTTACGGACATACTCAGCAGAAAAATATTTTCCGATATATGGTTCCATCAAACCAACAGAATTTAATCTTTCAGTTAAAAGTTCATTGTCTTTTAATTCAGTAAAATGATTATCAAAGATGAAATCATATTGAATATTTTCTTTCAAATCTTCCCAATCATCTAGGGTCATAATACCTTTAAGAACAAGTTGTGTTTTTAAAAGATCGTGAAATAATTCAGAGAATTTTTTACGGAGACGACCAACAAATTTAGCAAACTTAAGTTCGTCGCGAGTAATTTCGGATGATCTTCCGATTGTAAATGATGATTCTTGTTCCAGTCTTGACAGAGGAATGTTTAAAGACTTATAAAGTTTCTTCTGGAAATACTTAACATCTTCTAGTTCTCCAAGGTTCTGACCACCAGGCAGAGTTGTGATCTCAGTGCCACGACCACCTTCTCTACGAGGCAACCAGAAATCTTCAAGCATACTCATATGCTTACGGTCATCACGAACTTCACCTGTATTTGAATCGTATACCAACTTATTACGATAACGGTTCATAACCTCTTTTAGGTATTGTTCCGCTTTCATCTTAGGAAGATTTCCTACATCAATATAGAAAATACGGCGTTCTGGGGCACGAGACATTCTATAAATGACGAGTGAATCCTCAATCATTCTTAGTTGATTTACTGATTTAATTGCTTTGTGTAGGAAAGATAAAACACTATTTCTATTGTGATCCATCAAACCAGAACTTACAGCACATATTGCATCACTAGCAATCTTTAGTCCTTTTGCTTGAGATGCTTTATATCCATGAGGAAAGTACATATAGTATTCAAGTACTTCACCATAGTCAAATTTTTCACCTGAAGGTCCTCTTTCTACTTCTTCAAGAGTTGACTTCTTCTTTACAACTTCTCTTACTTTTTTAATTTTAAGTGCATCAATATATCTTAATTCTTTAATTCCTTCCTTAGGATTTTCAAAGTCAATCATTTTATGATAGTGCATTCTACCATCGATATACCAACGACGGAAAATATTATGACACTTTTTATCAAAATCCAATAACTTAAGAATGAGTCTAAATTCTTCTCTTACCTGCTTTTTAATCTTATCACCGACTTCTAGGTTAGAAAGCTCAATATTTACAGGAGCAAAATCCAGATCACTACTAATAGATTCATTGATAATGTCATCAATGGCATTATCGCACTCTGGATGAAGCGCAATCTCCCTATACTTTCTAATTAAATCAAAATCATTATTATTCTTAGGAATACCATCAAGGTCTACATACTGACCAAAGTAGGCACCAGCCGCAACTGTGGAGGTGCCTTCATCATTATTTGGAGGAGCGGGCGAATAAAGTTTTTCTTTCTTCTTGCGCTCCTCAATAGAGAACCCAAATAACTGAGTCATAGTATAAAGTCTAATCTTTCTCTATTATTTATCAAACCCCAGTATCGAGGCTTGCCTTAGAGACTTCATAGTAGTTATATTGGAATTCTACAGTGAACTCTTCAATCTGATCATTCGACTCATAAGAGAGATCGATTGCAGATAGTGAAGAAGGCCATGCATCATAGAATTTATATCCACGGATAACTTCCATACCATCACGACCCTGAGCAGTCATTGACTGAGGGGTCTTATTTGGTTTCTGTTGGTCTCTACCTAGTTGGAAGACCTCAAGGTCTACACAATAACCAGGATTGTCATCACCGAAACCGAGTTGTGATACGTTTTCAGTTAATGCATTAATACCCCTGGACCAAGTTTCAAACGCTTTACGGATACCGAACTGACCGTCATTTACAACGGTAACAGACCATGGTTCAAATGTTCTGTCTCCAGCAACCTTGAGCATTCTACCCCTGAAAGGAACATCGATTGTTCCGATCGTTGATGCAGGTAGTTGAGCAGTTTTTACTAGAAACTCTGCTCTTTCTGTGATAACGTTTGATGAATCTACTGACTCAATGTCAGCAACTGTATTTAACGTTGTTGGGAAGTTTAGACGAACCAAGAACAGATTGGGTCTTGCGCCGCCATTGATGAGTTTAGTCTTAAACTCTGAAATACCTCTTGCCATTTTTCTTTATCTCCTAGTGTATTTTAGCGAAAGAGTACGAATTAGTTTGTAAGTTCGTTGAACGAAACACCAGTTCTAGTGGCGACAAACGTGATAGTAATATAGTTAATTGTACGAGCTGGTTTGATGAAGATTTCAGCAACTAACTCATTTCTGTCAATAACATCTGGAGTATTGTTTGTTGTGTCACAAACAACTAGGAAATCATAGATACCTCTTCTACCTTGTACACCTCTTAAATAAGGTTCGATAGCAGATCTGAATCCAGATCTTGTGAGTTCGTCATTGATCTCGAACAGTTGATACTTAGAGAAGTTTGCAATATTCTTCTCAAGTTCAACAAAGAGTCTGCGAACGTTGATTCTGTCAAATGCAGAAGGAGATGCAAGAGCGGTTTTATCACCGAACAATACAATACCTTGACCTGGGAATGCAACAATAGGGTTGATTCTGTCAGTGTAAAGTCTATCTCTTTCTGCCTGCTTTGGACTATATGCAAGTTTTGTTGCATTACGTACTTGTCCTCTATTGTATCCAGCAGGAGAGAACCAAGTTTCTGAGTTATTGGATGTGGAAACACAAAGACCAGCAACATCAGCAGCACATGGTACATAACGATAAACATCATTATACTTATCGTAGATGTACTTGTAACCAGAGTCAAACATCGCATAAGAAGAACTTGGTAGAGTTCTGAAGAATCCGATTATATTATCGGTCTTAACTGATGATGAACTGGAGTTGACCACATCAGATCTTTCTGGTGAAGCAACTACAACACAATCTCTTCTACCTTCAGCAATTGCAATTAGTCTTGCAACCATTGTTGTGCTCATGTGACCAGGGACTAGGAAGTCGATGTCACCAAATAGTTCAGGATCTTCGATTAAATCATAACCAGAAACTAGACCTGCTCTAACTGCAGCTGCACCACTACCTGAATAGGTGTAGTCTGCACCAGATGCAAGATTCAAAGAACCAACTGAACCACCAGAGAACTGGAATAGTTTGAAAGTACTTCCTTGTACTGCACCGACGTTAACGTTAGTACCAGCAGTAGTTCCTGCAAGTGTTAACTGGTTAGCACCAGCATCACCGATTGGGTTTGTGTCACCAGGATAGATATATTCTGATCCATCTGCAACTACTGTCTTGTAGTAAGTAGCAGATCCTTCTGAACTCTTAGCATTAGATGCTTTGGAAACAAAAGCGAGTGTTTCTAGAACAGTACCAGGAACTCCAGATACCGAACCATTAACGTCTAGAACTGCGATATGCATTTCATCAAACTTACCACCTACAGAAGCTGCTGAAGCAGAAGTTCCAGGTTGTGGTGCAAGAGAAGACCACTTTCTGTTTGAAGCGAACTCTAGTTCACCATAAACATCGTTACTTGCAATTGCGGTTACAGTCTTGATGGTTGCATCACTTGCATCCTTAAGAACTTCGTTCCCAGAAAGTCTCTTAGTGGCGTTCCAAAGAGTAATTTCTAGTTGATTAGTACCAATTACCTTATAGACGTTACCTTCACCACCAGTCCACTTAACGTATGTTCCAGCAACAGGAAGTGCGGAACCAACACCATTTGCAACAACAGTGATATCTGTAGCACCTAAGTAAGCACCAACTCTTGGTAGAGTTAGTACATCGTCATCTGCGTATCCAGAACCACCACTTGTTTTTGTGATTGTAGCAGAACCATTTGCAGCGATTACAACCGAGAATTTAGCACCAGTTCCACCACCACCAGTAGCGGTGATTGAATATGTACCAGCGGTTCTTGATGCGGTTGCACCACCGTTTGTTGTTCCGTCGAAATCAATTACTTCTCCAGCACCTTCGCTGACAGTAACTCTTTGGTCTGCACCATGATCGACTACAACAACTGATACAGCGTTGTTAAATGATCCTGCAGTTCTTGCTGCCCAAGTATAATCCTTGGTTATTGTTGACTCAAAGTCATCTTTGTTTTTAATTACTAGACTTGATGAAGAAGTCGGAGATCCAGATTGTTTGATATTGGAATTTTTAAGACCAAGATCTGTGGCGCCAGTTGGTCTGATTACTGCTACGACAGCACCATATTGAATTAGGGTTGCAGCTGCAAACCATGACTCGTAGTTATTATTATTGGGGTTACCAAAAGTTTCTACAAGTTGTCTTTCACTCGAAACGTAAGTTACCTGATCGGTAGGACCACGCTCTGCGTCGATAGCAACAACACCAATATTCTGATCAGCTACTTGAACTGTAGCTGTAAAATCTACTTCTTTAACAAGTACTCCAGGTGAAGCTAATGTCATTTCTATACCTCTATGAGATTTTTTTCTCAAAACTATTTATTTATATCTACTTTTTAGTGGGGAACCAATACATGAACACACTACCAGTCTGGATAGTTCCAAATTCCAACATCTAATTTTCTATTTCTGACAATTCTTTTCTTTGTACATCCCTTACATTCATATGAATATGATGATGGTATATCACCTCTATCTTT